GACAAGTTTTGTCAACATATCAATTTTTTCTTCAAGAACATAATTTTGTTCTTGAACCTCTCTTACATCACTTATTATATCATCATTATTATACATATTGTATCCTCTCGTTTATTATTATTAATTTAAGTATAAAGGGCCAGTCCAGTTTATTGGAAAGTTACCTTTTAAAACATTTCCTCTCGGAGCATTTCTAGCAGGTTTGTCATAACCAGCAGGCATTAACAAATCACCTTTTTTGAACATTTTATCGTTATCAGTTTTTACAATGAAACCCCAAGTTCCAAAACCATTAGTTCTCAATCTTATGTATTTTGAACCTTCTGAAACAATCCAACCTTCAGTAAACTTTTTGTTCATTTCGTCAGAAATTTCTTTACTTGAATCTGATTGTTCATCATAAGACAATCCATCATGGTTTGTTGCAGATATGTAATCTTCGTTTGCAGTAGAAATTAAGTTTTTAACACCTTCTGCAAGATTTGTTGATTTTTCTTTTACTATTTTTGTCATTTTTTTATTTCTTTCCTCATCATTGAATATACCTTATTATAACAAAAAAAGAGGGGCTTGTCAACCCCCCTTAAAATTCCTAGTAAAAACAATGACTTACTTCATCATATAATATATCTCAAAATTGTAAGTTGCGAATCGGCTAGGAAGTGATTCGCATGACTATGATGATGAGATGAGAGGTGCGTCATGCGAACCAAACTGTTTAACCCATAAATGCATTTAGGGCAATTATAATAGCGAACCAACATATACCTAATGTTGCAGCTTCAAATAATATTTTCATAATGTAACCTTCTGTGTTTGTTATCGAATCAATATACCTATTGTACAATAAAAAAAGGGGTTTGTCAACCCCTTTTCTAACTTTATTATATGTGTAGTTGCTAAAGTTGTATATTATAGTTATGCTCTGATTTTTGCCAATTGGTAGAAGCAGCCTCAGCTTCTTTATCTTTGCAAGCAGCAAATAAAAATAATATTGCTAGAAGTGTTATGAATAATTTCATTTATTTTCTCCTTTATAGAATAAAATATTCTGTAATATTTATTAGAAACAAATACTCTAAACAGAATATATATAAAATCTTTATTTATTTTATGTTATTCTCTTGTTGTTGTTGCCAACGTAAATCATTTGGATTATCTATATAAGGTGTTGGGTCAATTTTTTGTTCTAAACGCCAATCTTTACCATCAAAATCATCAGGCCTTCTTTGTGTTGTATCACAACCAGCATATGTTATCTTAACATCTTCTGGTTTATCTTTTTCAAAATCTATAATTTTGTCATAATGTGGCCCTGCTTGTGTTTGAAATGTATAGGTTAACATCTTTTGACAAACCTCGTGGCTCACATTGTTAGAATATGGAACACTTTCAAATTTTGTACAATCTCCATGAAGGCACATAACTAGTGTTGCCACATAAAATATTTCAGGCATTTATTCTCCTTATCTTCTTATTAAAATGTATAAACAAAGACCAACAAAAGATACACCAATTGTAATAGCAAGTACAGGTACACCTATTGCAAGTATATCTAAAAGTATGTCAGGCATTTAATTTCTCCGTTTTTCATCATATAATTCTTTATTTGTGCATAATGTGGTCTTAGGACGATTTTTTTCTTCATCTGACAAATTTACATATAATTTATCTAAATGATCCTCACAGATTGTTACAAAACCATTATTAGTCATCTGTTCTTCAGTAACTACAAATGGTTCAGATATGTATCTAACATAATGTTCATCATCAACCTTTTGACAACTAGTTGTTGACATACACACACTAAGTATTGCAATAAATAAAGTTTCCATTACATACTCCTAATCAGCTAAACCACTAGCAGATCCACTTGCTTGTGGATATACTGGTGGTGGTTCGACTGCGAATTCATCATTCCAGCCAAATGCTTCTTTTACTACTGGTTCTGAAAGTCCTTTATATATTTGATGTAATCTCTTATCTTTAGCTGCAATAAGTAAGTCTGCTTCACTTTCGTGTAAACCTTCCAACATCTGTATAAACATTTGTTCTTTTTTATATTGGGCAGTTACGTTATCAGCACCTTTAATAAAGTGCCATAGTTTTCTAGACTCATATGCTAGAACGGAATGTTCTGTTCCTGCTGGTGCTCCATTCTTTTTAAAAGGAACACTACCTGCTGGTACGTCCCATACAACCTTTGGGTCAAAAGATGATTTAATTATCATACGAAGTGCATCTGAGTTATGCTCTCTAAGTATTTTTACCTTTTGGTCTTTTGTTTTTGCTTTGTGTACTATATCAAGTATCTCTGAAAATAATAATGTTCCACTCATTTTAAAAATCTCCTATCGATTCAGTTAGTTCTTTTAATCTATTGTTTATAAAATAATTAAGTAATTTACTTCTATCTCCATGAGGAGCTGCATCTATCTCAGATAAAATTTGTTCTTCTAAGTCTTGTGGTATCTTATCTAAGTTAATTAACTTCTCATTCCTTTGATAGTTTCTTTTGGTTTCTTCTGGCATATCTTCCATAGAATCTAACCAAATTTCTATCTTTTTCTTTCCTAAAGGCCTTTGACGTAATCCCTCTGTGAAGGTATTATCACCTGACAACACATTTGGTACGCCATCACCAGTATCACCTTTTAGTATATGTGTTCTTATATAGGTGTCTGGATTGTGTCCATTTATGTGCTTCTTTACAATAGGACTATATTGACGTACATTATAGTATTTGTGTAATTGTATGAAATCTTTATCACCAGATACAATCATAATTGGTTCACTTTCTTTTTTACATAGTGTTCCAATAATATCATCAGCCTCTGCACCATATACTTCTAGATATTTGTATGGTAGATTCTCTTTGAACTCTGCTTTAATTTTATTTAAAACACTAAAGATATTATCCCAATCTTTTGAATCTTTATCTCTTGCTTTCTTACGATTCATTTTGTATTGAGGAAAGAAATCCCTTCTCCAATAGTGTCTTGAATCATATGTAAGTATTACTTCACCGTATGTCCCTTTAAACATATTTCTATATAAACGAATAGAATTAAGAATCATATGTCTTACCATATCTTCATCAACTGTTTTTTGTTTAGTCATATTCAAATGCATCATTAAACTTGCTAATGAGATTTGATTCATATCAATTATTATCACTTCTTTTCTCTCTTTGTTGGTGACCAATTCGCATTAAAACTCATACTTCGTCTTTCTCCATCACAATAGAATGGATATACACTATGTTTCAACCATGAAGGAAATACTAATATCATTCCTACTGCTGGTTTAACCATAAGGGTATCACTCCTCATATCTTGAGCTTCTCCATATGAGAATTCAATTAATCCACTTGTTGGGTAATGGTCTTTTGTTTCTTCTACAAAATGATTTTCCATACCCTCTGGTAATTTTAAATATATAACTCCAGAAAAATGTCCAGTATGTTTATGCCATGGGTTGTATTCATTTTTATATTGACTTACAATCCAACTTTGAGTAATATGAATATTTTCTTCTTGTGGTTTTGCACCACCAGATGCTTTGTTCCAATCATAAGACCTACCCCATGATTGCATTTGTGTTAAATATTCTTGACAATACTTTCTCAGAATAAACAAACAATAAGTAGAATCTTCTTTATTGTGTATTGGTATCTGTATTTCATTCTTTACTTTACCTACAAGATTACCTGAAAAATCCCACTTCTTAGATAAACCGTCATCTGCTAAAACTTTATCACCAACATTATTAATAATATCAAGAAATTTCTGTGGTACTTTTGATTCTAAAATTGTTGGACTAAAAATTTGTTTCCAAGATAATTCAAGGTTTTCAGTATTGCTAACGGTAGTTTGGTTATGTGATGCTGTTACACCCTTACCATCCATATTCATTATAGCTCTTGAGAAAGATTTTTTTCTTCTATTTATTGTCATTATCTTCAGTATCCTCATGGTATATACCTGCTGAGTTTAAATATTTTTCTACGTCACCAACATAGGTATTAAAAATATCTTGTCCTTCTTCAGTATAATTATATGCTCCATCTTCATCTCTAAAGATATAATTCTCATACTCATCACCATATTTTTCTTGCATTATAAAATCTGCAAGTTCACTTGTAACTTCTAAAAAACTAGAAGCATTTATCTTTCCATGTTCTACAAGACGTTTACTCATCATCTTCTCCCAACATATCTTTTAATTCTTTTTGTGTAAATTTAATGAATGAACCTTTCGTTTTTTTCATAAGTTTTTCTATGATATATTGAATAGGGTGTGTAAGTCCCATATCTCTAAAAATTATACTCTTACAGCATTCACTTATAAATCCAATATCACGAATAAATTTAGGGTCTCTAAGTTCAAACCCATTCTCTCCCATTGTGTGTATCAATTGTACCATAAGATGCTCAGTTAAGTCTTCTGCAAATAATAAATCATCTTGTAGTCGAGTTTGTGTC